GTCAGATTTTTCTCTGTAAAGAACAAACAAGGACAAAGTAAGCATGGATAACTACATTCTCAAATACTATCAGGCTATTCAAGACGGATCTGTAGTAACTTCCAGGTGGGTATCCATGATATTCAAAATAATCGTGGAAGGCATTGAAGCCAAACGATGGTATTTTGACCAGAAGAAAGCAAACAAGGCAATAAAGTTTATTGAAGCTAAATGCCATCATAGTGAAGGGCGACTTGCACCAGGCAAACTGAAATTAGAGCTGTGGCAGAAGGCAATCGTAAGCGTTATCTTTGGGATAATAGGCGATGACGGATACAGACAATTCAGAGAGGTGCTGATAGTAGTCGGCAGAAAGAACGGTAAGACACTTTTTGCTTCAGCAATCATGGAATACATGATCTACTGCGATGACGAGTACGGAGCAAAGGCATTCTGCCTGGCACCAAAAGTGGAACAGGCTGACATTGTGTATTCTGCGTTCTGGCAGAGCGTTCAGCTGGACAAGGAACTGCGAGCAAAGACGAAACACCGAAAGTCAGACATCTATGTAGCTGAAACCAATTCATCTGTAAAAAAGATAGCATTCAACGCTTCCAAGTCAGATGGCTTCAATCCGCTGATGGTGTGTGCTGATGAGATCGCTTCATGGTCAGGCGACAAGGGCCTGAAACAATGGGAAGTTATGAAAAGCGGTATGGGTGCAAGACAGCAGCCACTTATGTTGGCTATAACAACAGCCGGCTATCAGAATGACAGTATCTATGATGAACTGGTAAAGAGATCCACAAGGTTCTTACTTGGCGAAAGCAAGGAAACAAGACTATTACCGTTCCTGTACATGATAGATGATATAGACAAGTGGAATGACATCAGCGAACTGCGGAAGGCTAATCCTAACCTGGGTGTATCCGTAAGTGTTGATTATCTGCTTGAAGAGATAGCAATAGCTGAAGGTTCACTTTCAAAGAAAGTGGAGTTTATAACAAAGTATTGCTGTGTTAAACAGAACTCATCTACCGCATGGCTGTCAACACAGACAGTCAAAAAGTGCATGAGCGATGAACTGAAGATAAAGGACTTCGCACACAACTACTGCGTAGGCGGTATAGACCTGTCACAGACTACTGACCTTACTTCAGCTTGTGTAGTGATTGAGAAGAACGGAATACTTAACGTATTTTCAAAGTTTTGGCTTCCGGCAGAGAAGATAGACGAAGCCACAGAGCGTGATGGTGTTCCGTATCAGCTCTTTATAAATCGTGGACTATTAGAGCCGAGTGGCGATAACTTCATTGACTACAAGGATTGTTTCAGATGGTTCTGTGAGCTTGTTGAACAGTATGAGATACTACCGCTTGTCATAGGCTATGACAGATATTCAGCACAGTATCTTGTTCAGGATCTAAAAGCCTATGGTTTTAAGTGCGATGATGTTTATCAGGGCGACAACTTGTGGGGTGTAATGCAAGAAGCCGAAGGTTTAATGAAAGATGGGAAAGTGTGCATTGGCGACAATGATTTGTTGAAAATGCACTTTTTGAATAGTGCTGTAAAAATGAGTACAGAAAGAGGAAGAGGCAGACTTATAAAAGTATCTCCGACAGCACATATTGACGGAATGGCAGCGTTACTTGACGCACTTACTGTCAGGCAGAAATGGTATGCAGAAATAGGCATACAGCTAACTAACGAGAGGTAAAGCATGGGTTTATTTGATCAGATCTTCAGACCGAACAAGGAACAGCACAAAGCAGCTACAGCGGAGTTTTTCAAAACGCTGACACCTTATAAGCCGGTGTTCCATACATGGCAAGGTTCAATATATGAAAGTGAACTTATAAGGGCAGCTATCAACGCTAAAGCAAGGCATATCTCTAAACTGAAATTCAGCTCGCAAGGTTCGGCAAAACCGGCATTACAGGGCAAACTTAAACAAGGGCCTAACCAATGGCAGACATGGCCACAGTTTCTTGCGAGAACATCAACTATACTTGATATTCACAATACAGCATTCATAGTGCCGGTTAAAGACAAGAACTTGATAACCACAGGCTACTATCCTGTACTTCCGAACAAGTGCGAGATAGTAGCATACAAGGACGAGCCGTGGCTTCGTTATGAGTTTCAGCGTGGACAGGTTGCAGCTGTAAGGCTTGATGAGTGTGTTGTTCTGACACAGCACCAGTATAAGCGTGATTTCTTCGGAGAAACCAACTACGCACTTGAGCCAACTATCAAAATGCTTGACCTGAACAAACAGGGCATTGAGGAAGCTATAAAGAATGGTGCTACGTTCCGCTTCTGGGCGAAAATGCAGAACTTCACGATGGACGAAGATCTGAAGAAAGAAGCTACACGTTTCGGCAATCTTGCGTTCAGCGGAGAAAGTGACGGAATGCTGCTTTTCCCTAACACCTACACCGACATACATCAGTATGACAATAAACCTTACACAGTAGACGCAGACCAGATAAAGCAGATACAGACCAACGTGTATAACTACTTTGGTGTCAACGAAGATGTTTTGCAAAACAAAGCATACGGCGACAGCTGGTCAGCATTCTATGAAGGCTGTGTTGAAGTGTTTGCGATCGCTTTATCAGACGGAATGACAAAGGCCATGTACACAGAGCGTGAGCGTTCTACAGGCAACAGCGTGATGTTCACATCTAACAGACTTCAGTACATGAGCAACAGCGATAAACTGGCGGTGGCAGCACAGCTGACAGACAGAGGTATATTCTCCATCAACGAAGCGAGAGAGGTATTTAACCTTGAGCCGGTTGAAGGTGGCGATATAAGAACAATTCGTGGTGAGTATAAAAACGTAAGTGATTTAGAGGGGACTACCAATGAACAATAGAGAATACAGGAACATGACTTTTGAAGTCAGAGAAGATGGCGATAAGCCATCTTTTTTAGTAGAGGGTTACGCTTCTACATTTGAACCATACAAGCTGATAGAGATTGATGGAGAAGATTATAACGAGAGGATTGAGCCGACAGCTTTTGATGAAGCTGATATGAGCGATGTTGTATACCGCATTGACCATGAAGGTAAGGTATATGCTCGTTCATCTGCCGGAACTATCAAGCTTGATATTGATGAACATGGTCTGCACCAGATAACAGACCTGTCCAAAACGAGAGCCGGTCAGGAACACTTTGAAGAAATCGCTGCCGGCAATTATCCACAGATGAGTTTTGCGTTCACAGTAAAAGCTGACCACTATGACGCAGACACAAGAACCAGGATCATAGACCAGATAGATAAGGTCTTTGATATAAGTGCGGTTAGTTTTCCAGCTAACCCAACAACTGAACTTCATGTGCGTGACTACTTCAACGGAGTGATTGAAGCGGAAAAGGCTGCCGAAGCGGAGCGACTTCAGGCAGAGGAAGAAAGGCGGAGTGACCTTGCGAAACGTGAAGAGCTGAAAAAGAAAATCATGGGAGAACTGAAAAAATGACTTTAGACGAACTGAAAGAAAGGCTGACAGCTATTGACGCTGAACTTTCTGACATCGTAGCACAGCTTGACGAGCCGGAACCAGAAGAGGCACCGGCAGAAGATGAAGAGAGAGCAGCCACTTCCGAGCTGGAAGAGAGAAGCTCAAAGCTGATGGAAGAACGTCAGAATATCCTGGCAGAAATAGAGAAAGCCGAAAAGGCCATAGAGGAAGAAAAGAGAGCTATGGCAGACGTTATCACACAGACTAACACAGATCTTATTGAAAAGAGAGAGGAAACAAAAATGGCTGATATTGAAATCAGAAACTCAAATGAGTATATCAATGCTTATGCTGAATACCTGAAGAACGGCGATGACGCAGAGTGCAGAAGCCTTCTGACAGAAAACGCAAGTGGAACTGTAGCTGTTCCTGAACTGGTATATGACATCGTTAAGACAGCATGGGAAAAGGAAGGTATCGTATCCAGAGTTAGAAAAGCATACGTTCAGGGCAATCTGAAGGTGGGCTTTGAAATCTCATCAACTGGAGCAACTGTACACACAGAAGGTAGCGGAGCTGTTACAGAAGAAACGCTGGTAC